GTATTTCCTGGCATAATTCAAAAAATTATCTTGAATAATCGTAACTTGCTCTATCTTCCCACACAAAGTTGAAGTCCATCGTTCCTCCTGCATATTCTCTTTCTATCACACCTCCCGTCTTGGTCTCACGCATGATTCTCCAACCAACGCTATTCTTGCCAACACCCATCGGAGCCCAACCTACATATTTAACACTATCACTTGCCTGATCCTCGAACGGCTCAGGAAGATATTCACTGAATGTTCTCACTATCGGTGCTGTAACTTTCTTCGTTTCCATTTTCTTCCTCTTTTAAGAAATTATCAAATGCTTTTACTAAATCATTTTCGTTAGCCTTCTCCTCTTCTTCATCATCCTCATACTCATCAAACGGATTTTGATTTTCTTCATCATTACCCTCATCTTCATCTTCGTATGCGTCGAACGGATTCTCATATCCACCGCCATTCATTCCCATACCACCCTGCATCATTTGTTGTTGCTGTTGTTGCATAGCCATATTCTTAGCCTGCATATATATGGAATTAGATGGTATATCTCCGCCATCCAAAGGCTTCATCTCATACTTCTCACGAACCTCGTTAATCGTCATGAAGCAATTAGTCTTCTTTATATCGAGATCCAATTCATCTTGGATGCTTAATCCATTCAATCCAGCAAAGATGAATTCATAATCAGGATTAATCTGTTCTACTATGTATTTGTTTATCTTTCTCTGAAGGAACTTCAACATAGGATACAACCCCTTATCTTTCGAATGTTGAAGACGTTCCTTCTGGCTTCCCTCGAACATACCTCCATTTCCGTTGGAACGACTGATGTCCCAACCTATTTCAGTAGGATCGATCGAATATATTGCACAAGACAACTTAATAAGATACTCCATCCAAGAAGTATATTCCATGTCTCGGTTATTCTTCTGCAAGTCTATCCAGTCAACATCCGCTTCAACGACTGGAGTCTTCCATGATTGCATTACTCCGGAAATCATTGATTGCCATTGCTGCCTGAATTGTTGCAACGCTGCTTCATTATTCGTTCCCTTTATCCTCAATAGACCCTTAGGAGCGGATCCTTGACTGAAGAACCGCCTATTATATTCATCACCCCATAACATGGAAGTAACGACGTTAATCAATTCCTCCAATTCAGAACATCCGTATCCATTTGCATGAATGGAAGTGGAAGGATTCCTGACTCCGAAACACAATTCCCACGGATAGAATTCATTCACTTTCATGTTTTGATAAACCTGAACGAATGTAGGATAATATCCATTTATCTTCTTTCCGAAATCATTTCTTGTTTGCCATACGTTTGAACCGCTTCTCTTGAAATACACATTATCGTAATCCTCGGCAAAATATGAATCAGAAATTCTGAATGTTGAAGCGTCCGTTGCCATGAATGACTGCAATTGACCTCTTCTGTTTCGAATACACTCAAACGTCATCTGATCGAATACAAGCGAATCATCAACAATCTTTCTAATAAAGGTATCAAAATCATCATGATCCCAACTCGAAGAAACACCGCAACGCAATATAAAATCCGTTATTCCGTTCGCTATCTTCTTGTCTCTGTTATCCATCTTTTGCTCTACACCAAACCTTGGCTTCTTCCTTATGATGAATCCTGTGGAATATTTACTTTCCTGTGGCTCGGCGAAATCTGCAATCTGATTCTTTCTTGTCTTGATGATGGAATTGATTATAGGAGCCTTTGACATTCTTTTCAACGTTGTGTATGTCAAAGAGAATGGTTTATCTTTGTAACCTAAATTAGAATTGAATTCCAGCGGATCTATGAAGAAGGCTTTCGTCTTTTGTTCATCCTTCTTCATTTCATCAAAAACCTTTGAAGCCTTAATCATATCGTCAGGCGAATCCGACTTCATTGCTTTTTCAAGCGTTCGGAATCGCTTTGCCTTTAACTTTTCTTCAGCAAGTGATATGGCTTCAAGTTGTGCAGAATATTTCCCCATTTTTAAACAAATTAACAAGAAATTTATAACTGCTGAAAAAGAAAATCAGGAGAAGCGTCAATCCCCTCCTGATTCTTTGGCTTAATTACATTAATTAATCGAATTTGTTATAAAAACTAATTCCATCTCAACATTCTCACCATCACACACAAATGGATCTGGAGCAGTACCGCTACTCCATGAAAAACCTACTTGATCCGTCAAAACAGGTCTATACATTATCCCATTTTCCAAACCAACGTGAAACGATTCTCCGTTTTTCGCTTTAAATTCTTGTTCAAACACAATTTCAGGATCAGGATCTTCTATCGTCTCAGGAACTACTCCAAGCAAAGTGAATGTAACTTCATCGTTATTATTTTCAGTCTCACCATTGTGATTCCAAATCTTAACACTGAAATTAAGCGTTGCCCCAGGACTAAGAACAACAATTTCCCGACCTCCGTACATAGTTACACTTAACTCAGAATGATCTTTACAAAAATTACGAAGATCTGTCATTGAAACAACACTTCCACACCTGAATGGAATGGTGTGCTCAAACCAAGTTCCTTTGAAACCATGACAATCCATCAGCGTTATCTGCTCAGAATCAACCGACGTCTGATTAGTTCTAAAAACACATTTAGAACCATCATCTTTTTTGATGAACAATATATCTCTCATACCCTTAAAAATTAATTACTTAATACCGAACAATCTATAACTGCTTAATTTATTCTCTATCTTTCTTAGCAATGACTTATCGAACAATAAGTATTTAATTCCAAGAGCATTGTGTATGACAACAGAATCATCAAAATATTCATTAAGTGTTGTGTTATCATCAAAGAATGTGATTTCGGATCCATCACCCTCTTCGATGTCATTAATCATAAGATCGAACGCATCCATGCTGATTGAATCAGAAACCATGTCTTTCGACAAACACATCATGTCATTGACTGATGTATCAAGTTCCACAGCAATTAATTGAAGATCAACCTCCAATAATTTATCTTTAACATCAACAACTCTCTTTGAAATCATGTTTATAGTGTTTTTGGAATGAATTTCGATCTTTGTTTGCCTTCTCCGATCATCATCTTAAAATATTTCTGGAATTCACATAACCACATCTCTATTTGATGTAATGTTATGTTGCATTCGTTTTTAGTCTCGTAGAAATGTTTTGATTTATTCCAATATAAGTATGGAAAGGAATCAACATTCTTTTCCTTTGCAACCAAAGAAAGCATCGTTTCCGCTTCATCTCTTAGTCTATAGATACCCTCCTTTTGTTCCTTTCCTTTTAGATTAGGGTATATTAACCTAATTCCAACAGACGCTCCTGGACCGACGTTTGTATAATCATTTTGATCGAATCTTATGAACTTTCTGTTCGTGTATCTCGGAATGTACGTAAAATCTTGATAAAATTCGTGAGACATGAAGTCACTTACATTCGGAAGCGTTTCCAAAAACTTGATGATGTCATCAACCTTCTCGAAATTCAATATCACGTTCACGATTTTATCAATGTTCTTGTGAAGAGTAGGAATAACAACTCTCGTGTGATAATAGTCCCTTGAATGGAAACCAGAATGAACAAGATAAGCAGTTGTATAAGGATTTTGACCAACGCTTCTTATTCCCTCTATGAACCTTGAAAACTCGTCCTCATCATATTCATCGTAATCGGGAATACCATTCTTCCATCTGCTTGCTGAAATAAGATCTTTAACGCTGTTAACTTGCCTTTTTATTCCATTCTCTTCATCGAATAAAGAGGTTTGAATCGCCTTACCCCTTACATCAAATGTAAATGTTTCAGGATTGTTGAAAAATCTAAACACCATCATCTTCCACACAAGATTCTTAACCGAAAGTGAAGAATCTGTGATGATGTTCTTTATCAACCACTGACTATTTCTATCCAATTCTCTGTAAACGTTCGTGAATTTGAAATTGTTCAAAATCTCATTGTCCGTCCATGGTCTGCTTTGGTTAAGTAAAAATCTTCTTTTCCAAATCATCTGTCTTTCGAACATTGTTTCAAAAAAAAGTTTTTTATACGGCTCATAAACACTCAAAGACTCATCTGGTAGTTTACTATACCAACTCTTACTTCTTCTTTTACTCATGACTTATTTCTCCTTATTATTAATTCTCTTTTCGCTTCAACAATACCCTTTCCGATCATTTTTATTAATCGTCGTTCAGGCAATTTGATGAATGGTCTTTTGCTTGAATTCATTAACCTTGCTAATCTTGCATTAAGGTTACATTTCCATGGCTTACCATTCGAATAAAACTTTCCACAAACTATTGTCAATAATATAGGGCAATAATCATTTCCCTCAAATCCAACAACCTCGAAATTAGTTTCGCCCCATATACTTCCATCGAAATCTTTAACAATGTCTCCTATTCTGTAATCACTTATCTTCATTTTTGTAAAAAATAAAAGGGGTGAACATTCACCCCTTATTTAAAACTTCATTGCTATGATTTGCTGAGGAGTAAGATCGAATCTCTTATCATCATCAATCTTTTCCAAGACATCGCAAGCCTTTATATCCACCTCTATCATAACTATTCTCCTGACGCACTGGTTGTATTTCAACCTACATTCCGCTTGATTTTTATCTTTCGGATAATTAGTATTCCCACCATCATTAGAAACGGAAGGTGCAAGACAATCATCAGTCGATCCATCATTACTACAATACGTCTCATAATAGCCATACATCTTGAAAGGAATCTTAATGTCATATTCCTTAGCAAGATAAAAATCCAAATCTGCATCTATTTTAGGAGAATCGCCACATTCATCAAGAAGCGTGTTCGCTTCATCAATCGCTTCATCAAGTTTCTTTTCGTAGAGTGGACGCAAAACAT